ATGAGCGATGAAGATTTGAACGGAAGGTGGCTTGCTCACTACGAAGGATACCGAGAGGGCTATTGGGTTGCCATTGGCGACACCAAGTTCACAACCGATCCACTCAAGGAGAAGAACACATGAGTGAAGGACTGTTTGATGATGTGCCAATCATGAACCGCGAACGAGACAATTCGTGGGAGTCGTTCATAAAGCGCAAAGACGTGAAGTCCATGTTTTCAGAAGAAGGCTTTGGTTTCCCGCTTAACCGTGGTTACTACGACCTGTGGTGCATCTGCTGGGCGAAGGCATGGGACAAAGGATTCATGGCAGGGATTAACAAGGAGAGAAACAAATGATTGAATTAACTTTTGCCGATATGTTTCTGCTTACGTGGGCTATCTTAGCCACAGCGTTTGCCTTACGTATTCATGAGAAAGAGCAGAGCCACGCTAAGTTTGTCGGGGCTTTGATCCGAGACAAGACCGTTCGTGAGAAGTTCTTTAAAGAGATGGACGACCACATTGAGGAATTGGATGCGACACTCAAACCATAAAGCAATTAGAGAGTTGTTACACCAAAACCCCGACGGACTTATGGTCAGCGAGATAGCTAAAGCATTGGGCGTGAAGAACGATTCAATAAAAGTTGCCTTGCGAGCTATGGTCGATACCTATGTAGATCGTTGGGTCAAATTACGAGGTTCGCCAATGGCTGCTGTATGGTGTGCCGTTGAGGTTCCACCTAACTGCCCTAAACCAGAGGAAAAGAAATGACAACAGGAATTGAATTTTTAAAACCCGAGCCAAAGCGCAAGGGGCGAGGGCCGGGAAAGAAGCCTGCTTTGATATGCACAAGTATCCGCTTGTCGAAAGAAGTTATGGATTACTTTGATTCCAACTTCCCCTACACCAAGCAAGCCAAGATGCGTGAGGTGCTTGAAGAATACGTTAGAGGTCAGAAGGCCGACTAACAATGTTAGGGTTAACACTGCCGCCTTCGGGCGGCTTTTTTTCGTCTTGCGTTTGACAAAGTAAAAAGCTGTGCTATAGTCTGCCCATAAATTTTATGGAGTGTTAGATGGCACAAACCCCCGAGGCCAAGGTCAAAGCAAAGATCAAGGCCATACTCAAAGAACACGGCGTCTACTATGCGATGCCTATCGGTTCAGGTTTCGGCAATGCCGGAGTCCCAGACTTTCTCTGCTGCGTTGATGGTTCGTTCCTAGCGATCGAAGCCAAAGCCAACGGCGGCAAGATGACAGCACTACAACTAAAAAACTTTCGAGAGATTCACGATGCTGGTGGAGTCACCATCATGGTTGATGAAGAGGGCCTTGAACGGCTAAGTGGGTATGTAAAACTTTTAAAGAAAGAGAGTGGGTATGAATGACGGCGTAAAAATTTTGATTGAGCGTATGGAGTCCAACGCAGAGGAGTTCTTTGGTAAGGGTAAGTTTTCACACATAGCTGATATGTTGGACGACTACTTTGCTGGGCGCAATGATGGCAACGCCTTTTGGTTTATGGATGCCGAGGACATCGAACAACTGCGCATAGCGTTTGCCAAGTTTCGACAACAAGCTTTTTCTGGAGAAACCGTTAAGTCTTTGCTTGCGGAACCAAAAGAGGAAGAAGAGAAAACACTCAAGGGAGCCTATCCGTCTGGGTGGAATGATCCTAGGCTGATGAACGCAGTAAAGCAAAACATGGCCCTGCAAAACATAGAACTGCAAAACCAAGCGTTGCAAAATTCAATCCTTCGAAGCGACCCACAATGGAATAAGGACGCCACATATCAATCCCATGCCGAGCAACAAAAAAGCGGTGGGTTTATGGATGCCGTTGCACGGACGATGGGGCTCAAATGAATATCCTCACCATTGACTTTGAAACCTACTACTCGCAGACGTTCAGCCTGACGAAGCTTACTACTGAGGAATACGTAAGAGACCTTCAGTTCCAAGTGATCGGCGTGGCCGTGCAGGAAAACGATGGCGAACCAGTTTGGTTCAGTGGCTCAAAGGACGAGCTATACCAGTTCCTCAAAGGCTACGACTGGGCCCACTCGCTTGCGCTTGCGCACAACGCCATGTTTGACGGCTTTATTCTGCATGAGCTGTTTGGCATTCACCCAAAGGGATGGTTGGACACATTGTCGATGGGCCGAGCGGTTCACGGTACGGAAGTAGGCGGAAGTCTCAAAGTACTAGCTCAACATTACAAGCTCGGCGTCAAGGGCACTGAGGTGGAGGACGCCAAGGGTTTGCGCAGGGACGACTTTAGCCCTGAGCATCTAGCAACGTATGGCGAATACTGCAAAAACGATGTGACCCTGACATGGAAACTGTTCAACGCAATGAGCGCCGACTTCCCGCCGACAGAGTTGCGACTGATTGATCTCACCATCCGTATGTTCACGGAGCCGACGCTGGAGTTAGAGGCCGACCGCCTGAAGGCGCACCTGTATACGACACAGACTAAAAAAGCAGAGTTGCTTAGAGACTTCGACAAAGATACATTGATGAGCAACCCGCAGTTTGCCAACTTGCTTCTTAACTTTGGAGTTGATCCGCCAATGAAGAAGAGCCCAGCGACGGGCAAAGAAACTTACGCGTTCTCTAAGACGGATGAGGAGTTTATTGCACTGCTGGATCACGAAAGCTCCGTGGTGCAGAATCTTGTGGCTGCTCGACTAGGTACAAAGTCTACGTTGGAAGAGACTCGGACTGAGCGGTTCCTAGGCATATCAGAGCGAGGCCCACTGCCTGTGCCCCTACGTTACTACGCTGCACACACCGGGCGCTGGGGCGGGGACGACAAGCTTAACTTGCAGAACCTACCACGCAGTTCACCTTTGAAGTTTGCGATACAAGCCCCGCAGGGCTACATGATGATCGACTCGGATTCATCGCAGATTGAAGCACGTACGCTGGCATGGCTGGCTGGGCAGGATGATTTAATAGGAGCTTTTGAAAATGGCGAAGACGTATACAAAATCATGGCATCGGCGATATATAACAAGCCCGTTTCGGAGATCACCAAAGACGAACGATTCGTCGGCAAGACTACGATTCTTGGTGCAGGCTACGGCATGGGAGCGGCGAAGTTTCAGAAGCAACTTAAAAATTTTGGTGTTGAAATCGAGGTCGAGGAGGCTAAGCGAATCGTTGATACATACCGAACTACTTATCCGAAAATTACTGCACTATGGCGCAAAGCGGCAGAATCCCTCAAAGCAGTGCTTGAGAATCAACAAACGACACTAGGCCGAGACGGTCTGCTGATCGTTGAGGGTAGCAAGGGCATCCGACTGCCTAACGGCTTGTATATCAAGTACCCCAACTTGCGGCTACGTCAGGATGAGGACGGTAGTGCCGAGCTGGTCTACGACACCAAGAAAGGCCGAGCCGTTATTCCCAATCGCATCTACGGCGGGAAGGTAATCGAGAATGTCTGCCAAGCATTAGCCCGCATCATCATCGGCGATCAGATGCTGATGGTTGCGAAGAAATACAAAGTGGTCATGACGGTGCACGATGCCATTGCGTGTATCGCCCCGGAGCAGGAGGTTGATACTGCTAGAGAATACGTTGAGTTGTGTATGCGCCTGCGCCCCAACTGGGCGCTTGAGTTGCCGCTCAACTGCGAGTCCGGTTCAGGTAAAAGTTACGGAGATTGTTAAATGAGTATTGTTTGGTCATACAGCAGCTTGAAGACATTCCAACAATGTCCAAGGAAGTACTACCACACCAAGGTAGCCAAGGATGTTGTTGAGCCTGATACGAAGGCAACGCTGTATGGCAAGCAAGCGCATACGGTGGCTGAAGAATTTGTAAGGGACGGCAAGGCCATCCCCGAAGCGTTTGAATACATGCAGCCAGCACTTAAACAACTGGATGCTATAGAAGGAGAAAAGTTATGCGAAGTGAAGCTGGGTCTGACGAAAGACTTGGAAGCTTGCACATTCAGTGCACCGAATGTCTGGTGGCATGGGATAGCCGATTTGGTAGTTATCAATCAGGAGAAGAAGCTGGCCTATTCGGTGGACTACAAAACGAGCAAGAGTGCGAGATATGCGGACGTGAAGCAACTCGATCTTGTCGCTTGTGGGCTTTTCGCTTTATACCCAACGGTGCAGACGATCAAGAGCGCCCTGTTATTCGTCGTTTCGAAAGAATTCGTCAAGAAGGATCATCATCGTGAAATGATCCCGAAGTATATTGAGTCCCCTGCGCAGGACGTTGCACGGCTTGAGGCCGCATTGGATAATGGTGTCTGGAATCCCATCCAAGGCCCACTGTGCAAATTCTGCTCGGTGAGAACGTGTGAATACAACAGGAGCTAACTATGCCCTACGTCAATAAACCTAGACCCTACAAGAAGGAATACAAGCAGCAGCTTGAAAGAGGAGAACATGAAGATCGAATGGAACGCCAACGAGCAAGAAACGAAATGGACAAGAAGGGTGTCAACCGTGCTGGAAAAGACATCGACCATGTGGTTCCCCTTAGCAAAGGTGGCTCAAACTCCAAGTCCAACCT